GGTGGCAACATCACAAAGTCAGATGATACATTTGATGAAAAACTTGATAAATCAGTGCGTATAATTAAAGAGTATGAATTGTTTGAATTATCACTAGTTGATAATCCAGCAAACCAATTTGCTAATGTTATCTCTATTGAAAAAGTAGACGGTAAGAATACAGTTAGTGGATACCTTTCAAAGACAGAAGTTAAAAACGTATTCTGGGATTCAGAGAATGATATTGTATTAATGTCAGAAGATGATTCAGCAGATAGTCCTACTTCTGGTAAGCCTATGAAAAATATTGGTTTTGTTGAAAAATCAGATTCAGAAAATACAGACAAAATAAAGTTCTTAGTTGATAGTGCAAAAGGCATTAGAACAATTAAGATGACAGAGGAGGAAAATCCTATGACAGAAGAAACAACAATCGTTAACGCACTAGGTGCTGAAACAGTAGAGTTGGTTGAAAATGTTGAGGTTGCTCCAGAGGCTGCAGCAGTTGCTGTAGAAGAGGCTCCAGTAGAAGTTCCTGCAGAGGATACTCCTGCTACAGAGCCAGCAGCAGAAGCAGCACCAGAGGCTGAAGAAGCACCTGTTGTTGAAGAAGCAAATGATTCAGTTGATGCTGTTGTTAATGCAACAGAAGAAGTTGCTAAAGCAGTTTCTTCAATCAATGAAAATCTAACTAATGCCTTGAGCAATCTAGCAGAAACAGTAAAGTCTATGCAGGCCACTGTTGAAGCAATTACAAAGTCCCTTGATGCCGTTACAGGTGAAGTTAAGTCTGTATCAAATGAGGTAAAAGAAGTTAAGGGTTCTTTTAATGAGTTTGGAAAGCGAGTAGATATGGTCGAAAAAGACACCGCTTTCCGCAAGTCTGGCGATCTCGGCGAGATTGTACAGGAGTTTTCGGAAACGAAGACTCAAAAATCCCTATGGGGCGGTCGTTTCCTCAAAACAGCCGACTTATTCCAATAAGTACTATTCACTAGGAGGTGAACAATATGTCGGAACAAGAAATCGTAAAGAACTATCCAGGCTCTCCAACCGTAAGCCACCAACACGCAGGTGATGGTGCTTTCGCATCAGGTGATATTGGCGGAGCAACTGCTACCAGCCCAACCACTTCAAATGTCGGAGCAGAAATGGGAAATATTGCAACAGCGAACTTTGGTGTAACCAACGGTCCTAACGCAATTAATCCAACTGGTACACCTGGAGGTATTCTACTTCCAGAACAGGCTCGTCGCTTCATCGACTACGTGTGGGATGCAACAGTTCTCGCCAAAGATGGTCGTAGAGTTACAATGAGAGCAAACACCATGGAACTTGAAAAAGTTAACGTTGGTGAGCGTGTAATCCGTGCTGCTGCACAGGCAAGCAATGATTATACAAACGCAGGTGCAACATTTACAAAGGTAGAGTTAACAACCAAGAAGATTCGTCTTGACTGGGAAGTATCTACAGAAGCACTTGAAGATAATATTGAAGGCGGAGCGCTTGAAGATCATCTAGTTCGCTTGATGACAAACGCATTTGCTAACGATATCGAAGACCTTGCTATTAATGGCGATGGTTCAACTGGAAACTTCCTTTCAATCATGGAAGGTTTCGTACACAAGGTAGAGAATGATGGCGATGCTCACGAAGCACTCGTTACTGTTACTGATGATAACTGGACAACTGAAGTAATGCAGGATATTATCCTTGCAATGCCACGTAAGTATCGTGCACTAAAGCAGAACCTAAAGTTCTACGCTGGTACAGATGCATTCCAAGGTATCGTAAAGAACAACGGAACACTTGCTGATGCTATCGCAGAAGCATTTGCTCCTCGTGCTGCAGGTACAGAGCGCAACCGTCAGGCATACCTTGATGGACAGGCACAGACATTCGGCGGAGCACGTACAACACGTGTTCTTGGAATTGACGTACAAGAAGTCCCTTACTACCCAGCAGATTATGTCGACTTGACATTCCCTGCTAACCGTATTTGGGGATTCCAGAGAGATATCACTGTAAACCGTGAATACAAGCCAAAGAAGGATACAATTGAATACACAGTATTCGTCCGCTTTGGTCTACAGTGGGAAGAACTTGATGCGGTTGCTTATGCAGACGCAGCATCAGATCCTACTGCATAATAGTTTATAAAAACTAAACGATAGGGAGGACAGGTCAAACTGTCCTCCTTTATCAATTAAGGAGCATTATGTCTTATCCAGGAAGCCCAACAGTTTCACATCAACATGATGGTGATGGCGCTATTGCAGTAGGCGGGGTAGGCGGAGCAATCATAATGGGTCCAAGTGGTATGATTACACAAAATAATGTTTTAGGAAATATACCAACACCAATATTTGGTGATAATATAACAATTTCTGGAACACCAAGCGGTATTAGAAGACCACAAACATTGAGAGCAAGTAGAAGATAAGTTATCTCTGATATAATAGCAGTGGAGGATAAGATGGCAACAACAGTAGAAGTAGTAGAAAAATTTAGTAAGAAAACAGTACCACAACTAAAAGCCTATGCAAAAAAGAACAATATTGATCTATATGGAACAAGCACAAAAGAAGAAATGCTAGAGGCTATTTTGCCTTTTGTACCAAGAAAAGATGTAGAAGAAGTAAAAGAAACAAAAAAAGCAGAAGGATCAAAAGAACAAAAAGAAGCGCTAGAGTTTCCAACAGACAAGATGGCTTTGTATTCAGAGCGAAATCTTCATTGGAACGGTGTGGGTGCCCTTGAAAAAGGATATAACATTGTCACAAAGGAGGCATCCGTTAAGTGGCTAAATCATAAGGCAGTTCGTGAAGCATCGCCTAAAGAAGTAGCCAGACATTACGGTAAGATTTAATGCAGATTTTACGTTTACCACCATACCCATTAACCATCTCTTATGATGTGCCTTTACCAAATACTGACTACATTCTTGTTATTAATCAAAGCACAAGAAATGTAAATGATGTTACAGAAACTATTGTTTCTACTGCTGGATCAAAACTAGAATACACTCTTCCAGACCAGTTTAATTCTTATGACGAGTCTTACTATTTGGCTATTTATGAAGCGGTCTATTCAACTGGCTCTGAAATTCCAGAAGAAGGAGATCTTGTTGTTGAGGATAATCTAGAAATTATGCGTCCTTATGTAAACCCTACAAAACTAGCACAAAGTTTAGGCTTTACTACAGCAACAGAAATTGCACAATACTTACAATATGAAAACTTAGCACGAGCAATCATTGATTCTATAGTTCCAGGAGGCTTCTACTATGAGCGTTCATGGTATGAAACAAATGGTAATGGAACAGACTATCTTGGCATCTGGGATAGAGTATATAAAATTTTAAAGGCATATGAAAACAACGAACTTGTCTGGGATTCAACACAAGATCCTGCAGCATTGTTTGAGTGGAGTTATCTGTTAACAAAAGACAAGACAGCAATTATTAAAGAGTGGAATCAGCAAATGACTGATTCATATGTTAGAGCAGTTGGAACACCAAAGGGTGTACCACTTGGAGAGTCAGATTCAATTTATCTTTACGATACAGAAGATAGCCCCGTAACACTAGCAGTAGCCGCAGGAGTAACATTTCCAGTAACATTTAACTATCTATTCTCGCTTGAAACGGGGTACAAGGTAGTTCCTTATGATATTCAAGATGCCGCAACAATGCTTATTGATGACATTAAATGTGGCAAAATGGAATACCACAAGAGATATATTCTTGATTATTCTACAGACCAATACAAGATTAAGATTGACAAGTCTGCACTTAGCGGAACAGGCAATATCCTAGTAGACAAAATCCTAGAAAAGTATATTACGAACTTTGGCACACCTGGAGTTTTATAATGGCTGAGTGCGAGGCAACAGACTTTATCTACCCAATGAAAGCAGATATTTACTATCCAATAATTACACAAAACAATTATGGACAAGCAAATAAAGAATGGGTATTTGATAGAACTATTATTTGCAACGCAACAACTATAGGTGGCGCAGGAGATGTAGAATTAAAACCAGATGTATTTTTACAGTATGATGGTAAACTTATTGCAAGATCAAAATCAGACATAAGAACATCTTCTAATAATGCAGAAAATGCAATTACAAACATACTAGTTACAAACATTAGAAGCGCAAGCGATATAGTGTTTTATAAAGAAACAGCAGGCCCAAGAACTGGCCGTGGAACTATCTATGAAATAGGAACTTTTGAGCCTTTTATTGGTCCATTTGGAGAAATAGAATATTATAAAATGCTCTGGCGCAGAACAGAGAACCAGACAGTTGGTGACTAGTGAGAGTCTCCATACAGACCAACAACTTTGAAAAAGAACTTCTTAATATTGCTAACTACTCTTTGGGTTTTTTAGAGGGTGCTCAAAAGGGTAAAAAAGTATTTTTAGATAATCTTGGTAGAGGGGTTATCTTTGCACTAGGACAATACGTAGATGTTGAAGCAAGAGCAAATAAAGAAGCACTACATCACGTATATGAGTGGTATCAAACAGGAAGCCCACAAGCAAGATTATTTGACATAACGTACACTGTTAGCAACCTAGGGCTTTCTCTTAATTCTACTTTTAGACAATCAAGAACTATACAGCAAGATGCAACCACTCCATTTTACAATAAAGCAAAAATAATGGAAAATGGAATACCCGTAGTTATTCGACCAAAGAAAAACTCAGTATTAAGATTTTATGAAGGTGGAGAGACTGTCTTTACTTCAAAGCCAGTTACAGTAAGAAATCCTGGAGGCAATCAGGTTGAAGGATCTTTTGAAAGAATTTTTGATGAATTTATGACAAGATACTTTACTCAAGCATTTTTAAGAGCAAGCGGTATCTCTGATTATATAAGCAATCCAGTTATATACAAAAAGAATCTTCCAGCAGGTGCAAAGCAGGGTAGACCAAAGGGCGTATCTACTGGGTATAAATGGATTACAAATGCAAAGATTGAGGTAGAATAAGACTATGGAAAATGTATTAGTAACAGGATTTCCCCCAACATTTATTAATCAATACGTTGTTGGTCAACTAGAGCGTTTTGGTATTTTAAGCGGTACAGAGCAAATGGTTCCAGTATTTCCTACTACCCCTACAAATATAGAAGATGTATTTAAAAACTACATAGCAGCCCCAGGTATATCTGACCCACTATTGATTCAGTATGAAAGATTAATTAGATTTAGGCCAAACTCCTTTTACAGAAACAAAAGAGAGCAAATGGTCTACTATTTATATTGTACAAATTTAAGTAAAATCACAGATGCTCACAGAATCATCACTGACTCCCTTGATCGTGAGGACTCTGCCGCACAAGACGTAAACGCATGGTGTGCAGAGTTTGAAGTAGACAACCTTCCGTTTAATGTCTATTTTCACAACCTTCGTGTCTACCAGGCTGATGAGACAAGAGATGTACTAGAACTAGCCTCAGCCAGAACGGTATATGCAAATAAACTAATTATTGAGTACGACTACCACACAATAGACAATATTACGGTCAACGGGGTAGCCTATGAAAACCCATACACTTAAAAATGCTGTTATACTTATTTTGAGGAAACACCCCAACAACTTAATATAGATTCTATTGAAAGTAGAGGTGAAAAAATATGGCATACACTCGTGGTACGTCTACTAACATTATTGTTGGTGCTGCAGCGTTTTTCGTCGCAGACACAACACTAACTTCTGGCACACTGCCTGCTTATGTATCATCCGAGTCATACAGAGAGACAATCGCTGATGATTCTGATTTTACTAACGTAGGTTATACAATGAACGGCCTTGAATTGCAGTTCCAACCAGACTTCGGCGAAGTACAGGTTGACCAACTTCTTGACGTTGCTAAGTTATACAAGCAAGGAATGCAAGTGAACATGGCAACTGCTTTTGCTGAAGCCACACTTGAGAACTTGCTTCTTGCACTTGCTTACAACTCTGATCAGTTGACAGGCACAAAGAGCACATCTAACGGACAGAGACTTGATCTTTCTGCAGGCGATATTGGCGAATGTCCAGTAGAGCGTGGAATTATTGCTGTAGGTCCAGGCACAGGCGACTGTGCGGAATCAGCATACGTAGAGCGCACATACAACGCATACCGTGCACTCTCAATTGAGAATGTAACAGTATCTGCAAAGCGTGATGAGGCTTCAATGTTTGAAGTATCATTCCGTCTCCTACCAGAGGATACATCTGGTTCATATGGTAAGATCGTAGATCGTACCTGGACACCAGCAACATAATCTAGTTTTAGATTAATAACAGGCCCATCCCTTCGGGGGTGGGCTTTGTTTTTTTATGATAGAATAGATAAAATGGCTACAGAAGTATATAGTAAAGGTAATATTTATTTAATTGATGGAACAGAATTAGAAATTATCCCATTAAAGATTAAATATTTAAGAGAGTTTATGGTAGAGTTTGAAGGCATCAAGGATGCCTCAGACGATGATGAGGCTATTGAAGTTTTGTCAAAATGTGTCGGTATTTGTATGAAACAATACTATCCAGAAATAGCAAATACAGTAGAAGATAACCTTGACCTACCTACAATATATAAAGTTATAGATATTGCTGCTGGTATTAAGATAAATAAAAAATCAGAGGAACCAGTAAAAGAACAAGCAAAGACTAGCGGTTCTACCTGGGATGATCTTGATTTAGCAAAACTAGAGGCAGAAGTATTTATATTAGGAATTTGGAAAGACTATAAAGAACTAGAAGAGTCTTTATCTATGCCAGAATTAATGGTTACTCTTTCTAGTAAAAGAGAATTAGATTATGAAGAAAAAAAGTTTTTGGCAGCAATTCAGGGGGTAGATCTAGATGGTGCTACTAATTCTGATAAAGGTCAAAAAGAATGGGAAGACATGAAGGCTAGGGTATTTAGTGGCGGAGCCACTTCTGACAGCAATGATGTTCTAGCCCTTCAAGGACAAAATGCTATAAAGGCTGGATTTGGTATTGGAATGGGGCTTGATTATGAAGATGCAAGAGATCCATCCCTTATGAAAAATTAGCCTATTCATGCTATAATTAAGGTTAACCTAAAATAGGAGGCAAAATGGCAACAACAAAGTATGAGGCTCAAAAACTCACACTTATGGACGGTACAGAAATTTCTGTTCGTCCTTTAAAAATCTCTCTACTTCGTCCATTCATGGCAAAGTTTGAGGGCGTTGCGGCGGTGGCGGATAATAATGAGAAGTCAATGACACTTCTTGTTGAATGTGTTCAGATTGCTATGAAGCAGTATAAGCCAGAACTAGCCGACGACATTGATAAACTAGAAGAACTTCTAGATTTACCAACTGTCTACAAGATCGTAGAAGCAGCATCAGGTACAACACTTGCTGCAGACTCTAACGATTAATAACAAAAACTAAAAAGCGAGGTGTAACTAGATGGCTGATGTTAATGCTAATATTGGCGTTAATATTGATACGTCTGCAGCGTTAGCCCAACTAAAGGCTTTACAACGTCAGATATCTCAGTTTCATACATCTATCGCTAAAAGCAGTGAAACTGCTGCATTGGCGCAGAGGGATCTGCAGAAAAACTTTCTTAATAGCGTAAATGCTATTGGAGCGTTCTCTGCAGAACTCCGCACCGTAAAAACAACTGCTGAGTCTTTTACTGATTCACTTCAAAAAAACAAGTTCTCAATGCGAGAATATTTCCGCTTTGCAGGCGGTGCAACAAAAACATTTGGAAAATTATTTAAATCTGAGTTTGACACAATAGGCAAGGTAGCAGATGATCGTGTCAAGAGACTTCAGACTCAGTACATAAAATTAGGTCGTGATACAAGCGGTGTAATGAAGGCAATTGCCATTATGCCTAATCAACTTGATATGAGTAATTTTTCTACTCAATCACAAATTGCAGCACAGAAACAAGCAATATTTAATCAGTTAGTTAAACAAGGATCTACAAATCTTTTAAACTTTGGTAAGAATACCCAGTGGGCTGGCCGCCAGTTAATGGTTGGCTTTACGCTACCACTAGCCACTTTGGGAACGGTAGCAACACGTACTTTCATGGAGATGGAAGCACAAACAATTAAATTTAGAAAAGTCTATGGTGATTTATTTACACCAACAGAAGAAACAAACCAAGCACTTGATAATATTACAGCACTTGGCCAGATGTTTACAAAATATGGTGTGGCTGTTTCTCAAACAGTGGGTCTTGCAGCAGAAGCCGCAGCAGCAGGTTTTTCTGGAGTCGACCTACAGCGTCAAACAACAGAAGCAACGAGACTTTCTGTTCTTGGACAAATTGATTCCAATAAGGCACTTGAAACAACAATTTCATTGCAAAATGCATTTAAGATGTCTTCTGAAAACCTTGCATCATCTATCGATTTCTTAAACGCAGTAGAAAACCAAACAGTAGTATCTCTTGATGATATTACAACTGCAATTCCAAAGGTTGCTCCAGTTATCCAGCAACTAGGTGGAGATGTAAAAGACTTAGCATTCTTTATGGCTGCAATGAAAGAAGGTGGAATTAATGCATCAGAAGGTGCTAATGCACTTAAGTCTGGTCTTGCAGCATTAATTAATCCAACCACAAAAGCATCTGCAATGCTTGCAGGTTATGGAATAAATATAGACAAAATTATTGAAGGAAATCAGGGAGATCTAAAAACAACTGTTGTTGAGTTTGCTCAAGCACTTGATACACTTGATCCACTAACTCGTGCAAGAGCAATTGAACAACTATTTGGTAAGTTCCAGTTTGCTCGTCTTTCAACTTTGTTTGATAACGTAACAAATCAAAGCGGTCAGGCAGCCCGTGTACTTGAACTAGCGGGAACATCTATTGAAGACCTTTCAGCCTTGTCTGAAAAAGAATTGGGCATGACTGCAGATTCTGCAATGAATAAGTTTAGAAAGTCTGTTGAAGATTTAAAACTTTCACTTGTTCCAGTAGGACAAACATTCCTGCAAGCAGTAACACCAATTGTTGAATTTATTGGCGGAATACTTGAAAGATTTAATAATTTATCTGATGGTGTAAAGAAAGCCTTAGTAGTACTAACTGTAGCAATTGGAGCAATTGGACCTATTGCACTTATGACATTTGGTTTGCTTGCAAATGGTCTTGCAAATATTGTCAAGGGCGCACTTGTATTACGTAATGGATATTTAAGATTAACTGGACAAACTCAAATACTTGGTGAACAAACAGAGTATTTAACAATGGAGCAGATTGATGCAGCAGCAGCATCTCACTCATTAGATCAATCACACGCAAGACTAACTCAAACATTCACTGCTGAGTCAAGTGCGGTTACTCAACTTATTGCCGCATATCAACAGGCTACAGTTGCAGCAGCAAAGTTTGCAGCAATCAATCCTGGATTGATGAGAGCGCCAGGAGGCGCACCTACTAAGAGAGCAAAGGGAAAGCCAGTAGTTGTCGGCGGCACTGGAAATAAAGACACAGAGTTAGCATTACTCACACCTGGAGAAACAGTAATTCCAGCAGAGATGTCAAAGAGATATGGTGCTTTAATCAATGGAATGATTGCTGGCAATATTCCTGGATATAGAAGAGGGCTTGGTTCTGGAGACGCAGAATTTGCACAATCTATTGCTGGTGTTGCTCCACAAAGAAGCCAAGCAGGAGTTCAGGCTTTCTTAGAAAGAGAACTTAAGGCTGTTCCAGAACAACTTGTTCAAGACTTTAAAGACTTAGTTACAACAATTTCTCAAGAAGTAAAACTTTCAGAAACAGCACTAAAAGAAAGACTAAAAGCATTTAGAGCACAATACAATGCAAATATTGGGCAACAAGAAGAATTACAGTTTGCACATCTAGATACTGGCAGAAGAGTAAAGGCTGGAGAACTACAGTCAAGTGGAGCAGTAGTTGACCCAAGAACTCAGGCAAGACTAAGAGAATTTGTAGATGCAGCAGGTGCAGACGCTCTAGTTGATCTTAAAACTGGATTTGGTGTAGAGTTAACTGGATTCTTGAACAATGCAATGCAGGGTGCTGGTGCAAGCCTAGAAGATGCCATCAATGACTTTAAGATTGGTGGTGTTGATAAGTTCCGCAAATCAGTTGAAATTGGCGGCGGCAACATGGAAGATTTAGGTCCAGAGTTAGCAGCCTTTGACGCAAGGTTCCAACAAAATTTAGAAGAAGCATATAGCCAAGGCGCAAGAATAATTGTAGATAGCCAAGCACAAATTGAGCAAATGAGACAAGAGGCTCTTGTTAAGGGTGAAACATTTGATGACACAATTTATGTTGCAATGGATACTGTTGCAGAACAAACAAGACAAAATGTTCTTGAATTAGGATCAGGTCTTGAGGCTGTATTCCAAGAAGCAATGAATACAATTACAGAAATAAGATTTCAAGGATTAACTCCAGAACAACAGGCAGGATTGCCAGCAGGATATGGTAGAGGTTCAAAGGGCGGAAGAGTAACTCCTGGTGGAACTGGAACATTTAGAAAACGTGGTGGAGTAGGATCGTTTGCAAATGCTCCTCTTGCACAAGAGAGTGCAGCAAATGTTAATGCAGCAATTGCAGCAACTGCACAAGCAGCAGGCACACAGTCTCCATCAAAAAAGACAATTCCAATTGGCGAAGATATTGCAAGAGGTCTTGAAGTTGGAATGGATAACAGAAAAGACGATGTTGCAATGGCTGGTCAGGAACTTGCTACTGCAGCAGTTGCTGGAACACAAAGCCGTAGAAGAGCAGCATTTAGAGCGCAAGGACCAGCAGGAGCAGATCAAGCAACACAAAGTGGTGGACCAAGAGTTAGAAGAAGAGCGGATAGACCACAGGCACCTGCTGACCTTACTTTAGAGCAAGCACGTCAATCAGCGATATCTCCAGCAATGAAAGATGCAATAGATCAAGAAGTAACAGCAAGAAAAACTTCTGCACAAAGAATTGACTCTATGAATAAAGGTCTTATGGCTGGAACATTTGCACTAACATCACTTGCTGGTGCTGGGTCAATGGCAAGCGGACCTATTGGAAATCTTTCTCAACAGGTAATGAAATACTCAGGACTACTATTTGCATTAATGTCTGTAACACAATTATTAACACAAGCAAAGTTTGCAGAATTAGTAGCAACTAGAGCAAAAACAGTTGCAGATGTAATGGGATCAAAAACAGTTGGCGGATTGTTCTCAAGAGGCGGAGGCCTTGCTGGATTTGGTAAAAACATACTCACTGCTGGAAAATTCTTACTACGTTTTGCTGGGCCAATTGGACTAGCAACAACAGCAATGATAGGCACAATATCTGTTATTAAAATGGTAAATGCAGCACGAGAGCGTGAGCGAGTTGCAATCGAAGGTCTTGCAGATGCAATGACAACAACCACAACACAAGTAAAAACACTTGGTGATTTCTTTAATGTACTTCCTACAAAATTACCGTTTGAGTTAGGACAAAGAGAGTTTGTTGCTAAAGAAACTAGAACACAGAGAGAGTCTTTAAAAGCAGATCCTGGATTCCAAAAAGAATTTAAGAGCACAATTGAGTCATTAAGAAAAGCAACAAACGACGAAGCAAAGGTTGTATTTTCTTCTCTTGCATTAAATTTAAGAGCACAAGGTTTTGCAGCAGATCAAGTGCAAGTAATTATTGATGCTTTGCGTGAAGAATCATCACAAACAGATGTGGTACTAGATGTAAAAAGTTTAAACCTTTCACAAGAGTCTTTAGATCAATTAAAGAAAGATGTTGCTCCACTACTAGTTAATTTAAATAAAGCGCTAGACACTGGTATAACTAAAAAACTTGTTGGCGGCGGTGGTGGAAAAGGTTTTTCAGCACCTCTTCAAGAAATTGTAATATTCAGCAAAGAAGCACAAAAACAACTTGAAACTACATCAGAGTTTATATCTGAAACAGCAAAATCTGCATCAGGAATGTTTGAACTTGGCCTAATTGATGGTGCAACCTATGAAGCAACATTAAATACCATTCTTGAAACAACAAGAGGGTTAGATGAAGCCCAGCGTAAAATATTGCTGCAAAAAGTATTTCAAAAACTTGGTGCCGATGCATCTGCTCTAAACGGCATTTTAGGAAGAACAGTAACTGAGATGCGTTTACTTGCTTTAATGTCTTCTGGAATTTTTCAAAAGGGTAGTCCAGTATTAGAAGGTCTTAAGGCACCAAAAAATTCAAAAGAATATAGAAACGCTTTAATACAGATTAATAGACAATATGACAAAATGTTTGGAAGTCTTGAAAAAATTGGAAAAGAAGAAAAAAAGGTGGGCACTATTGGAGGAGATAGTTCTGGCACAGAAAAGTCTCCATTCCAGTTAGCAATTGAACAACTTGAAAACCAAAGAAAAGAATTAGTAAATACAAAAAATGCATATGAGTTGTTAACAAAGGAAGGGTATGACTCTGCCACAGCAACTAAGTATGCTGGTGATTCTGTTATTGCACTTGGTCTTGCAACTGGTAATATTGATGTAAGCAGACTTGACGAGTTTGTAAAAAAGATGAACGACCTAGAAAAACTTTCAGGTTCAGAATCAATAAGAAACTTTCTAAAAAACATAAGTGAAGAAAATACGCTAAAACAAAGTTTTGCTGGAATTCTTCCAACCTTTCAAAAAATAGGTGCAACAACAAAAGATATTGAAAATGTATTAAATAATCCAACACTAATGGAATCATTTGTTGACGGATTTGCCACTGCAGAACAAAAAGCAGAAAGAATGAAAAAATATCTTGATGCTGTAAGATCAGGCGAAGCAATTGACATTAAGTTTGATCTTATTATAAATCCAGATAAGGCAAAAGAAGAATTAAAAAAGAAAGCAAGCGAGTTGTTCTCATTCCTTGAAAGAGCAGCACAACGTGAGTATAAGCCATTAATTATTGATGCAGAAAAAGAAGTTAAAAATGCTCAAGATGCAGTAGATAAAATTCAGAAAAGTATTGATTCTATTCAAGATAAAATTGATCTAGAACAACGTAATCTTGAAACCAACATTACTAGAAAAATTGAACAATACCAAGAGCAAATAAGCGATCTTCAAAGAATAATTGAAATGCAATTTGACAGACCAGTTGAGGCAATTCAAAATGAAGTAAGTGCACTTGAGCGTGGTATAGAGTTAGACTTTGAAAGACCTTTAGCGGCATTACAAGAAACATCTTCTGACCTATCTAATGACTTAACACTAATGGATAGAGCCGCTGAGTCTATTAATGAAAAATATGATGCACAGGCAACTGCTCTTCAAAATGTAGCAAACATTAACCAACAAATACTTGGTCAGCAAAAACAACAGATTAGTATTGCAGATGCACTGACACAGGGAGATATATCTGCAGCAGCGCAATTAGCACAAGAAGCACGTTCTACAGCAGCAGAAACATCAGCAACAAATGCAGACAACACATTGCAGGCTGCTAGACAACTAGAATTAGAAAGATTAACTAATGCTGCTGGACTTACAAGAAAACAGATAGAAGAAGCACAGTTTAGAATTGGTCAGCAAACCTTTGCACTTGAAGAGCAGCGTGAAGCGGTACAAGCAAGAATACAAATTAAACAAGATCAAATATTTGCAATAGAGCAGGCAAGACAAATAACACTTACACAAATAAAGGGTATTGAAGATTCAATTTATATTCTTGAAGAACAACGTGAAGCAACAATGCTTATTATTCGTGGGTATGAAGATGATATATATAATATAAAAGTTAAAGAACTTGAGCCAGCAGCAAAGGCTTTAGAAGATGCACAAAAAGAACTACAGTTAGTAAGAGATCAATTACAAGCAAGACTTGATAATATTGACTTACAAAGAGATGCTTTTGAAGCAGCAGAAGATGCAGCAATCGCTGCAAAAATTGCTCAAGGAGAATATAATGATGTTATTGCAGAAACAGTAAGACTTCTTGGACAAATGGCTACTATGCTAGCCGATATTTCAGCAGCATCCGCAGCAACAAATTTAAAAACATTGGTTGCTACGGGTGGAAAAGAAGACTTAACCAAGTATGTTTCTCCAGTATCTACTGCAGAGGACGAAGCAGCCTATGAAGAATTTATAACAATAGTTGAATCACTTGATGCAACAATAGAAGCAGTTGATGCAGCAACTGCAGCACTAGATGCAGCAGTTGAAAGCGGAAACATGTATGCAGTCAGAAATGCTGGAGTAGCCCTTGCTGCAGCCCAAGCCGCCGAAGCCGCAGCCCAAGCAGCATACGATGCAACCTTGCCAACAGTTGATCCAAATATGTCTAGCAATGGACGTGGTGGTGGCGGATCGACAGACATGATGGCTTTATCTTCTGGTGGAATGGTTAAGCCTAAATACTTTTCTATTGGAGGTGCAGCAAGAGGTACAGATATAGTACCAGCAATGCTAACTCCTGGAGAATTTGTAATGAGTAAGTACGCTGTTAACTCATATGGTGTTGATAAAATGAAGGCAATGAATTCTGGTTCTTATGAAGGCGAGAAGGTGTATAATTATAATCTAAGTGTTAATGTTAAGTCTGATGCAGATCCTGACGATATTGCACGGGTAGTTATGACACAAATTAGACAAATTGACTCACAAAGAATTAGGACACAAAGGGCATAATGGCAACTGCAGCGTATATAACAGGTAGAAAGCGCTACCAAAGACCACAGGCAGTATTATGGTCAAACAACCCTGGAACCCTCTCAGGAGGCCTGTACGTGCCCAATGGCTTTGAAGTAGGAGCAAGTGTACCTGCAGAGACAGACCCAGATCTAATTGATCAATTTTTAATTTTATCAGACCATAATCGTGGAGAAATCACTATTAATTCTGAAAGACTTGAACAACGCCAAAGAACAATTAATGGCCGTATGCGCTCTTATCACATTGCAGATAAATTAAAGTTTGAGTGGTCTTGGTCTATGTTGCCATCTCGTGCATTTTATCAAAATGCTGCATTTAATACAACAACTGGCAAATCTCCATATCAAAATATTACACAAGAATTTACATCAGATGGTGGAGCGGGCGGAGTAGAGATTTTGGACTGGTATCAAAACCATAAAGGACCATTCTGGATGTATCTAGCATATGATAAGTATTCTAATTTTGGTGATGATAATGCAGCCTTTGGACACCTTGCACAATACAATCAAATAGTTCAAGTATATTTTGCTGATTTTAATTATTCAATAGTAAAACGTGGTGGAAATAACTTTGACCTCTGGAATATTTCGGTAACACTGGAAGAGGTCTAAAATGTTTGTTAGTGAAGCATTAAAGACACATCTAGAAACATCTGCAACAATAAGACTTCAGTCATTAGTATTGGCTGAATGGAATATGAATATGCCAGATAATCTACAAAAGGTTGGTAATTATAGATACCGACCAACAGATGTTACATCTCAATATTTTACTTTGCCCATTAGTTTTGATTTACTTGATCAGGGCAACTACTACACTGGCGCAACAGATGCAGATGTAGTAATTGATGGTGGTTTTACAAATAGCAATGTTCCACAACAATTTACATTGCAAAAAGATAAAATGAAAATGATTTATTCTTTAGAAGATTGCACAAAACCATTTAGACCAAGATCTGGAATTAACAAGCCACTTTATTTTTCTGGTAGATATATAGCAAACTCTGGTGCAGATATGGCAGAAAGACCAAGATACTACATGCCATCTCGCTATGATGAGTTTAGATATTGGACTTCTTACAGAACAGAAGATAATTTTGAGCGTGGTATTGCAAACAACATATCTAATGGTCTTAATTACATAGACGATGCTGTTCCATTTGTTGTTTATAAAACACAGGTTCCAGCAAACAGACTTATTGTAAAAATGCAAACAAACACTGGTTCTGTTGACCTTGGTCCATTTGCTACAAGCACTGGCCCAATTGATGATCCCTTGTTTGGAGATGCAAATAAAACAACTCCATCAAGATGGAAAGTTCAATATTTAAATGATAATAACTGGGTAGATGCTTATTCATTTAATGAAACAGACACTAGACCAGATGGATCAGCAATTATTGGTCCAGATGGTTATGTTGAAATAGAATATGGACTGATAGTTCCAGAACAATACAGAGATATTTTTGTTTATGCTGAAACACTAGCATCTGTAACACTAAGACCAGATGCTGCACCGATTGGCTATTCGTACCTTGTAATTCCAACTTCGGGAGATCAAGGAACATTTTATATTTATACTGGCACAGGCGAAGATGATGGCTACGATTCCTTTGTGCCAGAGTATGGATGGACGCTAGGTTCAGAAACAATAACAAATCAAACAAACTTTGTAACAGACTTAACCTCTCCAGAGCAGTTTACAGACGAAGTTAATGGACAAACAGTTTACAGAGAGTTTGAATATGTTCAGGGTATTAGAGTTGTAGTAGACATAATGAATAAGTTTGACTCTACATTTGACCTAATTGAAATGTCACCAAGACTAGTTGTTGATATATCTGATAAGGTAATTGATTTTAATATTACAAAAACATTGTCTGATATTGGTGTAACATCTTTACCAGTTGGACAACTACTAGCATCAACTGGGTCACTATCAATCTTTGATGACGATCAGGCCTTTAATTCTTATAATACTACAAGTATTGTTGCAGACTATATTAGAAAAAATATTAAGTTTAACTTTTATGAAGTCATAGTAGATGTTGATGGCTTTGATTACTATGTTCCAATCAAGACATTATACTCAGAGGGTATGCCACAAGCAAATGTAACTGCTGGAACCATTGATATTACTTTACGTGACTTATATTTTTTCTTAGAATCAATGCCAGCACCAAGACTTTTAATGACAGAAACATCTTTAAGCATGGCTATTGTTACCTTGCTAGACTATATTGGTTTTAGCAATTATTCTTTTAGAAGATTAGATACCGAGTCTGACCCAGTAATTCCATATTTTTTTGTTGCACCAGATCAAAATGTTGCAGAGGTTTTAAACCAACTAGCAGTTGCAACTCAAAGTGCAATGTTCTTTGATGAATTTAATAACTTCATTGTAATGAGCAAAAACTATTTAATGCCAGATACAGATGAGCGACCAACAGACTTTGTGCTATCTGGAACTAATAACCAGACAGATTCGGGGGTAGTTGAAAATGCTACATCTGGAAACTTACCAAATATAATTAGCATAGCCTCAGAAGATAAAAAGGTATATAACGGAGGAAACATATCCTATACCGCAAGATATATCCAAAGATCATATGGAAGTATTAGACAAGCAAATATGGTTGATAGAGATAAGACTTGGATTTATAAGCCTGCGCTCTTATGGGAAGTTGCTGGAACAGAAAATACTAAAACTATTAATGAGGTTGCCTCTAAGCAGGGCAAGTATGTTCTTGGAGCAATGCCTCTCAATTCTGACTTAACAGGATCTTTGCCAGTTGTTCAAAACGGTATAGTTATAAATAACGTTATGGACATAGGAGAAAACGTCTATTGGTTAACAAGATATCAAGGATACTTTTATTCTGGTGGAGAAGTAATAAGATATGATGCTGCGGAATTTAATATAACTGGAACTGGAAATGTTTGGATTAGCAGTAATCAAGAGTATCAAAAATACTTTTCATCAATACCTTTTAATGGAAAAATATATCCAACAGGACTAGTAAGGATATTTTCAACACCATACTATGAAACCGTTGATGGAATAAACAGACTACAACCTGGAGCAGTATATGAGCATGGCAGAGGTCAGTTTGGTACACCAGTAGTTGCCCACACTGCTGGAATTAATCAATATTGGTCAGACAACTCCTACGTTCGTGGCTGTGATATGCAAACACAATACTTGTTTACAACAACTTTAGATCAAAATCTTTCTGTACCCGCAACAACACTAGGGGCCGCTGGAGTAAACAACACGCTTGCAAGACAAACCACAAGAAATGGTATTATTAAAAATTTTATGTCAACTAGTTATTTGACAGAAACAGATGTAAATAGTCTTAAGTCTACACAGACAGGAACTATTCAGTCTTCAGCCCTTGTAATGAATGGTCCATCTTTTAAAACTACAGAGGTTCCAATTAACTTTGTGTCATATCAATACAAACAACTTGATAATGCATATAGAAGTTTTGGTGCAAGAATGAGAATTATTGGAAAGATTGAAAACAACGAAACTCGTGGACAGACACCTATCGGTAGCATATCTTACTACCAAGTAAATAGTGCACAGACAAATCAAAATGTCAGCATAGGTGGTGGCTCTGGTGGTTTAGCAATCATGCTTAATCCAGAAACAAACAACGGATACTATTTTGAAATTGTTGCCCTAACAGAAACAAACGTTGAGTCTTACTTAAAACTTGATCCAACTGGACAAGCAGAAGTAAACATTAATAACGTTGTTTTTTACAAAGTTAAGAAAGATGCATCAAATAATAATGCTATTCCAGTTAAACTTTGGGGTGGTCTAACAAGCATCATTGTTGACGACGGTAGATTTACTGGACAGTATAGACTTTCTGGAGAAGACAAGCCAACCGTATATGATTTAGCAGTAGAGTATCAAAACATTGGAACTCTGCGTAGATTCTATTTATACATTAATAACAAGTTAATTAAGATTGTTGACGATTCAGATCCACTACCAGTTTATAACAATATTGCTCCTTTTGTTAGAGGATCTTCCAGAGTAATGTTTGAAAACCTATATGCCATAACAAATAACTATTCACAAAATACAGTATCTGTAGTAGGAGAAACCCTTTCTGATGTATTTGGAGATAGTGAAATTGACGCAAATGAATCATTTAGAAAATATGCGATAAGTGGTTTAGTTCAGGGAACATATCTTACGGGAATAAATTCAGAACAACCACCAAAATATAACATGTATTTTGAAGAGTTTGGTTCTATTATGCGTGAATGTGCCTACTTTGATATTAAGTATGATCGTTCCTACCCCGCACTATACGCACAACTATCTCCAACATTTAACAGAATCAAAGGCTATACAGTTTCTGGCTTCCAAGCAGACTCATATGGAGCAGAGTTCTTAATCTTTAATGCCTCTGACACTGCTCTCAATCTTGATGAAACAACTGGCAACTATCTAAGAATTCAGGGTATTACATTTACACAAGATACATCTTATCAATTAACAGTAGATGAATACTTTAAGAAACAAGGAAATCTATCAGATCCAGAACTACAGGGAAGCACACTAATAACATCTCCTCTTGTAGAAAAAGCAAAGTATGATGAGATTAAACTAAGTAGATTGATCTATGGAAAGAATGATTTTTCAATTGAAACACCCTATATCCAAAGCCAAGATGATGCAAATGAATTAATGGGTTGGATTATTAACAAAGTAATGCGTCCTAAGAAATCAATTGGTATTAACCTATTTTCTATTCCAACATTACAACTAGGAGACATTGTTACAATTGATTATAAAAATAGTGATGACTTAGACCTTGTTGCAGAAGCATCAGACAGGTTTGTAGTTTATAACATTGGATACAATAGATCTTTGTCTGGTCCATCTATGACAGTATATTTGAGCGAGGTGTAAAATGACAAACAGTAATTCTATCTCAGCAACTCCGCTTACTCCATCAACAATTGGCTTGGCGGTATCAAGCAGCAACATTAATCCAGTATTGACTGCCCCAATAGATACAATTCTATTTAATGATGACTCTGTTCCAATAGAGATAATGTCAGACCTTATCTTTGAAAATATTGGTGGACAAGAATTAATTAATATTGCTCGTAATGATACAGTTAATGGACAAACAATTTTATATCAGCCAATTAAAAATCTAACAGCAGTTCAACAACAGTACAATCCTAATAATATAGTTAGTCTTCAAGCAACTTCAGATAAATACTTTCAAAACTTTTCTATTAAGTTTGATGAAAAAGTTCCCACAGAGGGAACTGGTCCAGATGGATCTCATGTTTATATTGATCCAGAGACTGGAGAACTGGTTGTTGAAGCCGTTAATATGGCGGAAGATGAACAAATAGAACTAGAAATTACCATCAGTGGTACAATATATGAGGCGGACATTTAAATGATAACTGACACTGGAAAATCGATAATTGGTAAGTATTTGCTTGGACAGGCTCCAGCATACGCTTCATACATTGCCGTTGGCTGTGGGGCGCAACCACTTGAAACCGCAGACCCATACGGAGATTACTCTGAAAAACAAAATCTAGACTTTGAAATGTTTCGTGTTCCCATATCATCTAGAGGATTTGTAAATGACGGTGCAACAGAAAAACTAGTCCTTACAGCAGAATTGCCAACAGAAGAAAGATATGAGATTACAGAGATTGGTCTTTACTCAGCAGGATCAAACCCATCTGCTGGTGCCTATGATAGCAAAACTGTTTTTGCATTTACACAGGGAGAAAACTGGCAATACCATACAGCAGTAGCAGCAACATCTATTCCCACAATTACAGAACCTCTTGATGACCCATTAGATGATAACGTAATTGCAACAGCAGATCCAGTATTTCAAACAAATGCAGATAACTCAATTTTTTATAAATCTCCACGTCCAGAAAGATATGAACGTGCAAGATTTTTAAATAATATTATTTTAATTCAAGGAGATGACTCAGACTTAACTATTGATGCAAGTACTGGCGCTCCTGCTGGACACTTTGTTATTGAGGCTGGATCTAATCACATACACCTAACTGGAGCAGATGTTAATTTTAGTAGAAACTCTCCGATAGATGAACTAAGGCTTGCATTTTCTATTATTAGCAAAGACGGAGATTCCGCATCAGTTCCAGAGACAGTTAGAATATTAGTTGACTTTGCATCAACGGACTCAGAAACTCCAGATGAGTTTGCTAGATTTGAAATTGAACTAGATAATGGCAGTGGTACTAGCGGAACATATGATTTTGCTACTAATAGATATTATGTAGCATCTACACAACTACAAGAGTTGTACCAGACACAAGGTTTTACTTGGAATGCTGTTACTGTAGTTAAAATTTATGCTTGTGCTATCGTATCAAATGTACCTTCTGACGACTACTATATTGCACTTGATGCTCTTAGACTAGAAAATATTGCAACAACAAATCCTTTGTATGGATTAACTGGATATTCGGTTGTAAAAAATACAGATGCAGAAACAATTGTTAAATCACCAAATACAAGTAATTATATCGAATTTAGATTTTCTGTTGGGGTAACGTAATGGCTAATGAAACAATTAAAAAATTTAAGGTACCACTTACAGATATGCCACCAATTAGTAGCATAACTGAAGGATATGACTTAAGATATAGGGTTATATCATCAGATAAAAACAGAACTTCTCATTGGTCCCCAGTATATTTAATCCAGCCAGACTATACATTTACTCCTGGAGTTATTGCATTTAATAAAGCGGGAAGCATTGCTAGCCTTGTATGGGACTCAGTTAGCATTAATAAAATAGATGGAGCAAGTACTTATTTTATTAGAAAAGAATCTCAGTATGATTTTTGGGTAAGATGGGATAGAGGTGGAAGTAATGGTGATTGGTTATATAAAGAAAGATTGTCAACAACTTCTTTGTCTATTCCAGTTCCATCTACATATACCGTAAACGGTGTAGTTCAACCAAGCCAACCAAATAGAATGAGCGTTGAAGTTTACCTTCCAGGATATCCAATTCAAAGATCAGATGGTGCTGCTGGAACACCGTTTTTAAAAGTGTACAGACTTCTCAATGAGACTGTTTAATGATATAATGGAGAGATAATGGCTAAAGTACCGCTACCAGAACGAGGACAACCTCTAGATTTAACATACATTTATCAATTAGTTGATACTGTTAATGATTTATCTACACAGGTTTCATCAGCAACCTATAACTATACAACAGTTGATACTATTTCTGCTGGAAAGCAGAGCATAAAAACATCTGAAGCAAGAGTTGTTGGTGGCTATGTAGAGGTTGCAAATAACTCTACAGTAAGTGCTGGAAATGAAAAAACATTTGCGTATGATTTTCCTTCAGATTTTAAGTATGCTCCAATTGCGTCCGCAACGGCGGTAAATATTGGAAATACTCCAGCGGGTCAAAACGTTAATGTTATTTTAAAGAGTGTAACAACTTCAAGAGTAGAAGGCATTGTAAGATTTGGTGCATCTGGAGATCTTTCTCTAGCAGTCCACCTTATTATTATTGGTATACCAAACTAAAGGGGACTGGGTAATGCATTGTGGGAAATGCAATGGCAGAATGTTTGTTGACAGACAATATTCTAGCCAAATACATATTGAAACTTATTGCATCTGTTGTGGTTCAAGAAAATTCTTTCATCCACCTTCAGATAGCAAGGAGGGTAGATGGATTTTAAACCAAGAAAACTTGAGAGCAAAGACTACAATAGTCAGCCTGTAATTTCTGGAAACAAAAATATTTGGTTCCTTAATGGCGATTTAGTTAGACTGCATCATAGTTCAAGATCAACTGGTATGGTTTCTGTTTATAACATAACAAAAGATAGACTAGAAACATGTTTTCGTGCTGACTTTAGAAAAAATAGACAAAAGGCTTACACTGTAACAGAAACTGCTAAACTTGTCAATAGGCACAGAAAATATTTTCCATTATTAATTAAACGAGGAGTCATTCCTCCACCAATGGGTTCTCAACTAAACGGGGTACGTCATTGGCAAGTAAGAGCATACTACTCTGAATCGCAACTAAAAGAGATACGTGATATACTTGCAAGTATACATATTGGAAGACCAAGAAAAGATAATTTAATAACAAACAATATGACTCCTACGAGTCAAGAGTTGACACGAAGAACTGGCGATGGTATACTGGTTTATACAAGAACTGAAGATGGAAGATTTATTCCAATTTGGAATGAGAGCATTAATTAATGGAGGCAATGGTGGAAGAAATTACAGAAAACGTTATTGAAAGACAAAACACAAAAGTATCTGCAACACTTGGATACACGCTTAACCTGGGTAACTTTCAATCACTAAGAGTTGATCTTGGTGTTGTTGATTACACTCGTGAAGGCGAGACAACAAATGAGGCTATGGATCGAATCTACGCATTTGTTGAAAACAAAGTAATCGAAAAAGTAAACGAAGCAAAAGCCGAAATCGTAGCAGAGTAGAGTGGCTGAACGCAAAGACCGAATGGCTTTGCTCAGTCGCTACAACAAACTTTACTTGCAGAGATATGAGAAAAAGTCTAATATCAACTTAAACGTTGAGCAGTGGGCATCCGATGCCCTTGTTGAATCCTATGGAATTTCTGCCTGCTATGACTTACTTGAATATTACTTTGGTATTGCACAGGATCCAACTTGGAACTTCTTTGCATACAATGCAGAAAAAATTCTTAATGGTAAACTTGATAAAGAACAAGACGATAAAGAGCGAATAGAGCGTAGGGCAAGAGCAAAGGAGTGGTTGAGTGAATAATACAGAGGCAAAACTAATCACTGCTGTTTTAACCGATAAACAGGTTCATGTTCTTTTACAAGCAAATGTAGATAATTTACTAAGAACACATAATGATGTGTGGAACTTTATCAGAAATTATTCTGAGGCAAATGGCACAGTTCCACCAACATCTTTGGTTGTAGAGAAGTTTAGAGACTTCGTACCAGCCGAGGGTATAGGAGCAACAAAGCATCACCTAGATGAATTACAAGTAGAATATCTAAACGACAGTCTTAAAGATATAATCCGTAACGCTGCATCTGAAATCCAACAGGGTGAAGGATCTAAGGCACTAGAAGAACTTATTACTAAGACTTCAGAGTTAAAGAAGAATACATCCTCTATTCGTGATATTGATGCTACAGATATTGATTCTGCTATTGCATACTTTGAAAATCTAAAAAAGCAACAGGCACTTGGACATATTGGTATTAAGACTGGACTTCCAGGATTTGATAACTACCTACCTTCTGGAATTATGCCAGGACAACTAGGGGTGTTCCTTGCTTATCCAGGTATTGGAAAGTCATGGCTTGCTCTTTACTTTGCTGTACAGGCTTGGAAGCAGGGCAAGACACCGCTAATCATCAGTCTTGAAATGTCAGAGACAGAAGTTCGTAATCGTGCTTTTACTATTATGGGTGAAGGTCTTTGGTCACACAGAAAACTTTCTAATGGTGATGTTGAAATG